GCCTGAACTAGCCTTCGGCCTTCTTGCTTTCCGGCTTTCGGGCTTTCCCGCTGGTGACAAAGGCCCACGCGAACAGCATGCAGCCTGCGAGCCCCATGGCGACGCGCCACGAAAAGCACGACACGCACGCCACGATGAGCGCCAGGCCGAAGATGGCCACCAGGCCGCGCAGAGCCTCGTCCTTAGACGGCGGAACAGATGGCGATGGGGAAGAATTCACAAAACCACCGTCCCGCTATCAAAGATGGACTTCCGGTACTTCGGCTGATGCTCGAACAAAATAGCTCTTGTCAATGCGTCCACGGTGGCTGAGATCCCATCCATCCTGCTCGATTCCTTCTCCCTGTCCGGCTTCTTGAACATGATGAGATCGTTTTTCCGCACCAACGAGGCACACGAGGCGTTGAACCGCAGCACCGGGTGGTTGCCGTGGTGCAATCTATGCTGTGCGATCAGTTCCAGGATCTTCTTCGTCGGCTCATGCAGCGTAACGAGCCCCTGTTTCACATCCATGCACTGATAGCCCGCTTCGATCATCGGCACTGAGATCTGATGCGAGTTGTAGGGGTCCCAGCAGAACTGCTCCACGTCGAACATTTCCGCGCCCCACTTCAACCGCTCTTCGACATCCCGGTAGTCGATGCAGGCTCCTGGGCAGGTTTCAATCCATCCTTCTTCCACCCAGCGCTCATAGGGCATGCCGTCTTTGCACTGAAGCTTAGTTACCGCTTCCTTGGGCATCCAGAAGAACGGCAGGACTTCATAATGAACTTGGGGTTCAAGCGCCGGTCCATAACCGTCAATCTGAAACACGAAGGCCACGGCGGATAGATCCGTGGTCATGGAGAGATCGACGCCCGCCCAGCAGCGCCTTTCGATGAAGCGCTTCAGCAGCCCCTCGGGGAGTCTCCGAACTTTGTCTTCGGGCAGCTTCGACCGCAGCGGCGCCGCAATCCAATCCGTGGGGCAGGCATCCCAGTGCACCATGTCGATGGCCCGGTCTTCCTGCTGGTCCCAGATGTTCAAAAAATATCTCTTGAACGCGGTCAGCGTGCCTTCGGAAAGCGCGGAGGCGTACTCCTTGCCGATCTTCGCGAGGGGCAGGAAGCCGCCGTTTTCGATCAGCGAGGGGTTCGCCTTGATCCAGGTTTTCGGATCGCCCGGGTCGTCCGTTTTTTCCGCGCCGTAAAGGCGGCCGAAAAAGCGCGCGTCCGAAACTATGCCTTCCTGGATCTTGCGCGTCTTTTCGTGCAGCCGCCATGCCAGCGGAGATTCACTCTGCACGCCCGCCGTGGTGATGGCCACCGTCAAGGTCTGGCGCCGGGTGATGCCACCCTTTGAGAGCACGTCCCAGTTTTCCTGCTGCTTGCGCGTCTTCCAGCGGTGGACTTCATCCGCCACTACGAAGGCCGGGTTCACGCCGTCGCCCAGATCGCCGTCCGCCGCTATGGCCGCGTAGAAGCTGTCCGGGTCCGAGCGCTTCAGGATTCTGTTCGTGCCTCTGAGGATGCGGAACTGTTTCTGCAGGAGGGGCGATTGCTCCACCATTTTGCAGGCCGCGCGATACACGTTCATCGCCTGACGGGTGGCCGCCGCGGCGCCGTACACCTGGCAGCCGGGAGCGGAAGTGCAGAGCGAAACCCAGAGCACCAGGCCCGCCGCGAATTCGGTTTTGCCCGCTTTTTTCGGCACTTCGAGATACACCTGCTCGATCACGCGGTTGCCCTCGTCGTCCAGGTTTCCGAAGACGTGCTGGAGTACTTCCTCCTGCCACGGGGCCAGCACGAACGGCTTGCCCCACCATTCGTCGGCTGAGTGTTTCAGTACTAACTCGAAGAAATTGCAGGCCGCGTCCGCGTGCTGTTGGGAGAAAGGCACGTCGGTTGGCGCTATGATTGGAGGCGAAAGGAGCTTCAGTGAAACAGAAGTTCATCAACTACGTTTTGGCCGCGAGCATCCCCGGATTGGATGCGCGAGAGGCCGGACTGCTGTACGATCACTCCGTGAAAGACCCGACGTTCGGATCGTTCATCGACGAAATGCGCTCCCAGAATTTATGGGCTGCGACCGGAGAAAAGACTCACACGGCCACCGGTTAACGACTGGGGCCATCAGCCGCGCAGCGCACTTTCGGCGACATGCGAGACACTACCTGCGCCGCGCGTTTACTGCACGGTCGTCTGTTTCGGCTGGCGGGGCTGGGATAGCATGGCCATCAAACCCTGCTCGGTTTCCTTGGCGCTGTCGATAGTCAGCCGAATGCGACTCACTGGAGAGAGTCCGAATTCGGAACAGAAGGCGCGAAGCTGTATCCAGGCCTTGTGCCCGATGACCGTCGCCGGATGGCGCTTCACATCCAAAACCACTATCTCTTTGGTCTTCGGGTCCACCGCGCGCTTGGCGATCAGCCGCCCCTGCTTTTGCAAAATCTCGTAGGCGTAAATCGCCTCTTCGTAAGCTACGCAAGCCCCTTCGAGCATCATGGCGTCCGGCCTGCGGTCCAGGTTCATCGCCGCCAGTTCCTCCGCCCAAAAATTCCAGGCATACCGTGCGCGCGCCTTCAGGTGACGCGGGCAGGCGGGCAATCCGCGCGATGCTTTCGGCTCGCCGGCGAGCTTCGCTCTCAGCTTGTTCACCCCGTGTTTTCGCGGGTCGCCCGAGACGATTTGCTGCTCGGTGGGCTTGGGTTTGCGTCCGCGCATGAGTTATCGGAAGGGAGGAGCGGATGTCCTTCAGACCAAAGGTGGTAAAGTCCTTGGCTTCCGCAGGCTGGCGTCCTATGATTGTTTTGTAAGCGAGATCCAGAAGCGGTTGGAGCCGCCCTGGATCTCTAAACTCAACACTGGAGACACCCAATGATGAATCTAACGAGCAGTATTACACGCGGCAATACCCCACTGACGAACGACCAACTGATGCGCACGGCCCCGTCCGTGTTCGCCACCCAGCCCTGGGACAAGATGAGCGCGCGCTACGCGTTCATTCCCACCATTCAAGTCGTGGAAAAGATGCGGAGCGAGGGCTTTCTCCCCGTGGCCGCGTCTCAGTCCCGCACCCGCATCGCGGAAGCCCTGTGGACCCTGGCCGAGGAAATGCGCAAGCTGGCCAGCTAGATCGAAGCGGGGGCGGGCAGCCGCCCCCAAACTCGGAGGCAAAACCATGAAAATCTCAATCGCAACCAGCTACCAAGTGACCGGCCTGTATCTGATCGAGGCCCGCGACGAAAGCGGCCTGGTCGTCCTGACCCGCGAAGCCAAGACGCTGCGCGCGCCCCAATCCTCCGTATGGAGGTGGACGCGCCATGCTGCTGTTCGTTAAGCAGCGCTTCGTCGATCAAATCCTGGCCGGCACGAAGACCTGGGAAATCCGGCACGGCGCCCGCTGGCGCCACGTGCGCCCCGGCGATTCGCTATCCGTCAACGGGCGATTCCGGGTCAGTGTGGAGCGCGTCGAGATGCACAACCGTGCGTCTCTGCTGACTGCTGGCCTGGTCTCCGAAGCCGATCTGACGGATTGCTACGGCCCGTCTATTGGCCCGTTCTACGTCTTCCACTTCACGCGGCCAGGAGGCGCTGCGCGTCCCTGAGCGGGAGGGCATCCCCGCGATACTCGAACACCCCGCAAGCGCGCCCGCCCCATCCCGTGCCCGCTCTCGCCGTCGAGAATTGCCCGGCGGCCGTGATTTGGGACCATGCCGCGCTGCGCTGGTGAGAGCGCACGAAAGCCGGATGCGCCGGGTAGTTCCGAAACCGTAGCCCGGTCGCCTTGTACGCCGCGCCCAATTTATCGAGAAGCACGAAGGCCAGCCCCAACCCCTGCCAGTCGGGCAGCGTCACGACACGCGACACCCCGCGAATGGCTTCGCCGGCATTCGCCCCCCGGCTCACCGGTTTGGGCAGTATCCCCGCGAAGGCCGCGATGCGATCCCCGACGAACAGCCCGAAGCAGCGGGCCGAGCGATGCAGTTCCCCGGTCAGATAGTGAAACGGAGCGAACAGTTTCCAAGCGGAGTAGGGCACGCGGCAGACCGTGACATCGAGACTTGGGCGCCGCTGAAGCGACCTCCGCGCAAAGTGCATCGTGGCCGGCTCGAAGATCCAATCCGGCTGCAACCAGTCCACGATGTCGTAGTGACACGAGACGGCGACGAACTTGCGCTTGAATTTGCGGACGTACTTCTGCACGGCGTGGGAGCCGATCTGGGCCACCTGGCGATCCACCACGCTGGTGAATTCATCGACCACAATCGGGTCCGGCAGCTCCAGGAGGCGGCGCGCCAGCTCCACGCGGAAGCGCTCGCCATTCGAGAGCACCGCGAAGGGCCGCATCCAGGCCGGAATCGTGTTGAACCCGACCGCCTGGCAGACGCCCGATATCTGTTGCATGCTGGAGGACTTAGCGAAGTCGTCCACCACCGAGCCAGCTTTCCAGTCCATCTCGGGGTGGAAGCGCTCGGCGAAGCACTGCCGCGCGATGCTGGTTTTTCCGCACCCGGAGGGGCCCACGATCAGACCCACGTTCCAGTCGTCCGCTTCGATGGGCAGTTCCCCACGCCATTCGATCCGCGATTTCTCGGCCGGCGGCACATCGAACATGGCTTCCAGTTGGCGCACGCGCCCCGAGCGGGAAATTTCGGACTGGACTACGAGATCGATCCGCATGTCAGGAGATCAGCGCCTTGCACTTCAGCCCCTCGGCTTCGAAGCGGTCGAGCAGCTCCGTCTGCTGGTTCTCGTCCACGCAGGTCACGATGACGCGAAATTCCAGGCCGCCGGCGCCCGGCTCGGCCTTCGCTTTTGGCTCTTCTTCCCAGTCCTTCAGGAAGGCTTCCTGCGCTTGCAGCTTGTCGAACCCGGTGAGCTTGAGATCGTAGTTCAGCGCGTTCAGGTCCGCGAGTTCCAGGCCGGCGAGCTGCATGTCCCACTTCGCTTCGTCGTGCGAGCGGTTGTCCATCATCCGGTACGCCTTGATCTGCGCCTTGCTCAGATCGCTCGCGACGTGCACCGGCACTTCCACGAGCTTCAGGCTTTGCGCCGCCAGCAAGCGCACGTGCCCCACCACGATCACGCCGTCCGGCTCGACTACGATGGGTTGACGCCAGCCGAATTCCTTGATTGATGCGGCTACTTTGGCGATGGCCGTCTGGCCGATCTGCCGCGCGTTGCGCGCGTATGGGATAACACGCTCAATCGGCCACTTCTCGATTGCGAGCAGGGCGACGGGCGCGAGCTTTTCCGGTTTCTTCATCGAATTTCCAATTTCGCAGATTTTCCTACGCGTGAGCCTATCGGCTCCATGCCCGGCGAGAAGTGGGAAGCGAAGGCCCCACCCCCGTCGCGCCCTCACGCCGAGTTTTTTTGGAGTGGCAGCTCGCGCACAGGCCCTGCAGGTTGCTCAGATCCCAAACTTCGCCGCCGCGCGCGATTGCAACGATGTGATCCGCTTCGTTCGCGGCTTCCTCGCGGCACACCACGCAAATCAGGTCGCGCGCCAGCACGATCTCCCGCACCTGACGCCAGCGCGTTGTGTTGTATCTGCCTAAGCCTGGAGCACGCTCGGGGTCCGAGTGACGAGCGCGGCGCCGGGCCTGGTCGTAGGACTTGGATGCGCTGTGCTCAGTGCAGTTGAGATTGATACAGCCTGGCTTGCTACAGGGACGGCTAGGGGCTGCTGGCATGTGAGTCCTGGCTGCGCTGCGTACGGGAGTCGGGCTGGCACGCAAAGACCGGGGCCTAAGTGGCGGCAACACCGTAAAGCCGCCCGCCCCACTCTTGATGTGCCGCGACTCGCACTTTAAGATTAAAGCGCATTCCCCGTAAGTTGTAGAAAACATGGTAGTGCTAACGGGAATCGAACGTCGCTAGTCTTCGTCGATCTTCATCTCAAAATAATGATGACCGGCTCGTGAATCATGGCGCCGGGCGCCGTAGGCGTCTGAGGATTCGGGCCGAAGCTCGTGGGCCTGTCGTCGTTCAGCGTTCCGAACACGCCGCTGTTAATGGTGGTGTCGGCAATTGGTACCGGGCCGTTCGGCATGGCGCTCACATTCAGCTCAATATTGCCCGTGCTCACTCCCGTCCCATCGACGGAAACCTGTGCGCCGGATGCGGACGAAGCGTCGATTCCAAACACCACGCGGTTACCGCGCAGATACACAAAAACCGCGACAGCGGACGCGGGCGAGCCGGTCCACTGTAAGCCAGAAGCGTCGGCGGCCATGTATGTCAGGCCGTTAGCGGGGCGGAACCGGGCTGCCGGCGCGCTGGCGGAGCATGCCGCGCACACCTGCAAGGTGGAAGTGCCTGCGCCTGTAGCTTCAAAGTCGGTGGCGGCGCTGGTGTATAGCGGCCACGTGCCTTCGATGTAGATGGTGCCGCTGAAGGTGTTGACGAAAGTGA